CCGGCGACCGGGCAAAGGCGTTGTCGCGGCTGACGGCCGCCGGAAAGCCCCTGACACTGACCTGGATGGATCGCATCTTCCTGGTGGTGATCAGTCGGTTTCGGGCCACGGACACGACCGACGGATGGGTGGCGTACGACATTCACTGCGAAGTGCTGGCGGATGCCGACCAGATCGCCGGGCCTCCGGCGCCGCCCTCGCTGCTGCAGCAGATCAAGGCGGACATCAACGCGGCGATGGGGATTGTCGGCCAGATCGGTTCGATTGTGTCCGCAGTGCAGACGGCAATGCTGGTGGCCGGCTCCTTCACGCTTGGCACCGCGCCGAACGCCGCCTTGGTTGCCTCGATCGCAGCTTTCCAAGCGTCGCAGCAGCAGGCGCAGACGTCTGCCGAAAGCGGACTGAACAGCCTCGGTGACCAACGCTCCGGAGGGGCAAGCGGCGCGGTGAACTGGCTGACCTATGGTGCGACGCTGGCCGGCAATCTGGCGCAGGCGATGACCGCAAATGGCAGCATCGGGCGCGCAATCACGAACCTTCAGCAAGCGAGCGCGTAATGCAGATCGTGACGGTGATCGGCGGCGACCTGTTCCATCTTGCCGCGACGTATCTTGGCGACGCGACGCAGGCAACCCGGATCGCACAACAGAACAATTTGACCGACTTTCTGTTGGCCGGACAGGTGACGTTGACTATCCCCGATGTTGATCCGACGGCGACCGGCGGCGTTCCGGCGCAATAGAACAGCATGCCAACGATCAACAACCCCAACCCGACGCCAGCCGTCGATCGGCCGCGCGTGCGTGTGATGTATGCCGGCTTGGCGCTGCCCGGCTGCAGCGGCGCCTCGATCACGTCCACGAACAACTATACCGGCGATACCTTCAATGCGACGTTCGCCACTGACCTAAGAGCATCCGGCGCCGGCAGTCCGATGTGGTGGTCGTCGCAGGACGGGGTGATCCAGGTCGACGTGCAGATGGGGCTTGTGCCGCCCGGTGCGCCGGAGAGCGAGGCGGTCTGGACCACGATGCTGTCCGGCGTGGTCGATCGGATATCCTGCGACCCGATGCAGGGTACGATTTCGATCGACGGCCGCGACCTGACCGCATTACTGCGCGATTCCAGCCCCGGCGCTTACGATATCAACCAGACCAGCAGCGAACTTGTAACCAAGTTGGCAACCATGAATGGCCTGACACCGGTGGTGACCGCGACGACGGCCATGGTCGGGCGCTATTTTCAGATCGACCATGCGCTGACGGGACTGAGCGACGCCCACCACATTGCGAACCAATGGGATGCGGTGGTGGAACTGGCCCGGTTCGAGGGGTTTGATGCCTTCGTGTCGGGCAACGAGTTGCATTTCCAGCCGCCAGCGGATGAGGCGTCTGATCCGTGGGTGGTCAACGTCGTGCAGGATCCGCAAAGCGGCGTTCTGCGTGGCAACGTCGAGGGGCTGCAACTGCAGCGGGCGCAGCACATCGCCAAGGGCGTGAAGGTGCGGGTGCTGTCCTGGCACAGCAAGAACGGCCGGGCGACGACTGTGACGGTTGGCTCCGGCGGCAGCAGTGCCCAGGTCTATACGGTGATTCGGCCCGGCCTGACGCCCGACCAGGCAGCGACGATGGCCAATCGGTATTTGGTCGAGATCACCCGCCACGAACGCACGATCTCCGGCAGCACGCCGGGTGACATGTTGCTGACGCCGCGGGTGGTGATGGCCTTGCAGGGGACGGGGACGGGGTTCGACCAGCCGTACTACCCGGTGAGCGTGACGCGGCGAATTGATCAAGGCGGATTCTCGATGGACTTCCAGGCCAAGAACCAAACGCCGCAGGTGCAATCGCTGACCTCGGGCCCGGGATTCTAGCCATGCACGGATTATTCGACGTGATGCGGCGTCAGGCCGGAATGATGGACGCCCAGCAAGGTAAACTCCGGTTCGGCGTCGTCAGTAGCTACGACGGCAATTCCGGTGCGGCAAAGGTGTTGCTGCAGCCCGAGAACGTTCTGTCCGGCTGGTTGCCGGTGCTGTCGCAGTCTGTTGGGCCAGGCTGGGGCCTACATGTGCCGCTGTCGCTCGGCGATCAGGTCGCGGTGCTGCCGCAGGAGGGCGATGCGAACCATGGCGTTATCATCGGCCGCTGCTTCTCGAACGAAGCGCGGCCCCCGTCCGCCGCGGGCGCCGACATCGTGTTGCGATCCAGCACCGGCGCATCGGTGGTGCTGCTGACCAATGGCGAGGTAACGGTGCAGGACGCATCTGGGACCAGCCTGACGATGATGAACAATGGCACGGTCCTGGTGACTGGAACTCTTATGGTGACGGGTGACATCATCGACGCCAACGGCGCGCACAATTCGCTGGCGGCGTTGCGGGCTGCGTACGACGCCCATCGTCACCCCGGAGTGCAGACCGGCGGCGGCAGCACCGGCACAACCAGCAATCCGGTGCCGTGATGGCGGACATTTCGCACACGATGGGCGGCGATTTGTCCTGGGGACCGACCGGAGATCTTGCGCAGGTTGCCGCACCAGACCTGACGACTGAGCGGGTGTTGCGCCGGCTGCTGACGAACCCGGGCGATTATATTTGGCAACTTGATTACGGCGGCGGCCTGGGACGCATGATCGGCATCCCGGCCAATCCGCCCGCAATTGCCGGCATCATTCGATCGCAGATGCTGCAGGAAGCCTCGGTGGCCAATAGCCCGGCGCCGCAGACGACGGTCAGCGCAGGGCAGAACGGGGTGGTGGTCGCGACAGTCCAGTATGCCGATGCGGCGACGGGCACCGAGCAAGTGCTCTACGTGCCGATTTCGTAACCTAGTTACAGCGCGAACAAAGCAGAGGCGGCATCCGGTGTTCCAGCTTTTGACATTCACGACGCTTGTGCAGCGGTTCGCCGCATCGGTGCAGGCATCGGCATCGGCGTCGCTGGACTTCACGGTGGGCAGCATCCTGCGGGCCATCGCGGAAGCCAACGCGTCGGCGGCGCTGTGGGTGCAATGGCTGATCGTATTGCTGGCAGGCAAGATCAGGGCGGCGACCAGCCAAGGGACCGACCTCGATTCCTGGATGGCGGACTTTGGGCTGATCCGGCTGCCGGCGACGGCGGCGACCGGGACCGTCACGTTCTCCCGCTTCACCGCTTCGACCAGCGCGTTCATCCCGGTGCTGACGCAGGTCAAGACCGCGGATGGCTCGACCTCGTTCCAGGTGATCGCCGACACCACGCAGACGTATTGGAGCGTGAGCCTGAATGGATACCTGATCCCGGCTGGTGTGGCGTCGGGGAATGCAACGGTTCAAGCGATCCCGCCAGGGGCCACGGGCAACGTGCTGGCCAACCAGATTTCATTGATCTCGTCGGGGATTGCCGGCATCGACACGGTGAACAACGCGCTGGCGCTCACCAACGGGATCATCGCCGAAGCCGATGGCGCGTTCCGTGCGCGGTTTCAAGCATTCATGGCCACCCGTGCGCGTGCCACCCTGGCGGCCGTCGCGTATGCGATATCGAGCGTCCAATCGGGACTGTCCTGGACGATCCAGGAGAACACCTCGGGCGGCGCCTACCAGCTCGGCAACTTCGTCGTCACGGTGGACGACGGGTCGGGCAGCCCGCCATCTTCGCTGTTGACTGCAATCTATGCTGCGATCGATGCCGTGCGCCCGGTTGGCACGACGTTCGCGGTGTTCGGACCGATCGAGGTCACGGTCACCGCCGGCTACACAATCACGGTGGCCCCGCCCGGCGTGAAGGCAGCGGTCTTGGCGGCAACGGAGACAGCGGTCGCCGCTTACCTGAGCGGTCTGCCGATGGGCGGGGATGCGTCGTACTTCAAGGTGTCGCAAGTGATCTTCGCGACCGATCCGAGCATTATCAACATTGGTGGTTTCACCCTGAACGGTGGCACGTCGGACGTGGTGATCGCGCCGGGACAGGTAGCCAAAGCCGGCACGATCACGGCCATCGCTCCATGATCGGCGACCAGAACGATTTCGCGGCTCGGTTGAAAGCGGTGCTGCCGGCCGGGTGGTTCGCCGATACACCACCCGTGCTGAATGCTGTGCTGGCAGGCTTCGGTGCAATCTGGGCGTCGGTCTATGCGCTGTACGCGTGGGTTGTGCCGCAAACCCGAATGGCGACAGCGAGCGACGCCATGCTGGACCTGACTGCGCTGGATTTCTATGGCCCGGCCCTGGTTCGGCGCGCGGGCGAGGCGGATGCCTCGCTGCGGAATCGGATCGGCGAGGAGATGTTTCGCGAGCGGGCAACCCGGGCGGCAGTGGTGGGCGTGCTCACCGATCTGGTTGGAGTTGCGCCGCTGGTGTTCGAGCCGGCGCGGCCGGCGGACACGGGCGGCTACAATGTCGGGGGCGTCGGATATGGCGTGGCGGGCGGGTATGGCTCGCTGCTGCTGCCGATGCAGTGCTTTATCATCGCGTTCCGCGGATCCCGGTCGGTGATCGCCAATGTCATGGGCTACGGCACAACGGCTGTGGCCGGGCATTGGGCCGGTGGCGGGTATGGCGCCGGGGCGATCGAGTATGCGTCGCTGGCCTGGACAGAGGGCCAGGTCACCGATGCCGACATGGAGGCCGCGGTTGCGGCTGTGATGCCGATCAACGCCATCGCTTGGATGGCGATCGTGTTCAAATCGCCATGGACGGCCGCACCCGGCACGGTCACCGGTCTGGTGGCGGCATGACGATCACGGCGACTTCGATTGGACTGTCGTGGTCGGCACCGAACAGTGGCGGCGCGGTTGGGGCGTACATGGTGCTGTCGCGGATCACCGGAGGTGGAGCATTCGCCATTCTGGCCGATCCGGTTGTTGGTACGAGCTACACCGCGACGGGTCTTCTGCCCTCGATCAGTTACGACTTCGCGGTCGCGGCCCGCAATAGCGCCGGTCCCGGCGCGTTGTCCGGGGTGGTGACCGCGCAAACCACGGGGCTGGTGCCGCAGGCCGCGACAGCGATCACCGCCGTTGCGGGGACGCCGGCTTATGGCGCGGCGCTGGTGTCATGGACGGCCCCGGCGGCCACTGGCCTGTACGGCGCGGCGACCGGCTATCACGTCTATCAGTCGCTGCATCCGGTGTCCGGCTGGACTTATGTGGCCGACACTTCCGGCACGAGTTACACCTTCACCGGGCTGGCGCACTCGACGGGTTATGATTTCTTGATCGTGCCGTTCAATGCCGCGGGCGGGAGCGTAGCAAACAATTCGTATTCAAATTGGCTGACCGACCGCGCGCCACCGAACACGCCGGCAATCGGCAGCGTCGCGCCAATCCCGGACGGCACGGTCACCAAATTGGCGGTGACATGGGCTGTATCGACCGTCGATGGCACGCATGACGCGGCGACGGGCTATAACCTGCGATACAGCGTGCATGCGGCGAATACCTGGACGGTTGTTGCGGGTGTAAGCAGTGGTGCGGTGATCACCGGACTGTTGAGCGGCACGTCTTATGATGTGCAGGTTCAGGCTACCAACAGTTCCGCGGCCTCGCCGAGCGCGTGGTCTGGAAGCACCACGGCGAGCACGTATGCGACGGTGATGAGTTGGAATGCTGCTGGCCCAAACCCGTGGGTGCATACCCTTGGGGGGCAGGCCGTGAACGTGAATTGCACTCCCAATCCAGGGTCCGGATCAACCGGAGGTGTGAATTTCACTTGGTCGACCTCGGCCACCATCAACAATGACTGCTCGGCGGCGAATGACAGGTTCAGCCGTGGGACCGGAAGCACGACCGGCGATAACAGTTATCCGTTCGCCGGCAACAAATGGGGCGTCTACCTGACCCCGCCGACGGCGCCGGGAACCTATTACATCTGGGCGCTGACCACCGTTGGCGATGGCGGGATCGTTTCGCCGGCAGTCACCGTCACCTGATCCCGCCACATCGGACCAACACAGAGGGGCACCTAATGGGTGCCTTTTATCGTTTCGGCAAAGGAATACGAATATGGATCGCCAGATTGTCTTCCCAGGCAGCATCCCGTTAGACACGGATATTCTCAATATCCAAAGGAACGCGATGATCGCTCAGGGCTTTCTTGCCCAGGCGATGCTTGGCACCGGCACGGTGGTCAATGGCCTGGCTTGCACTCCGACCAGTCCCGCGTCGATGGCGGTGAATATCGGTCCTGGCATGATCACGTCGCTGCAAACCGTGGACGCATCCGCGTTCGGCTCGCTGGCGCCCGACACGGCGGACAATCTGGTCAAGACCGGGATCAACCTCTCGACCGTTGCATCAACCACGTTGGGCACCATTTCAGCGCCCGGGACTGCTGGGCAGTCGATGGTCTATTTAATCTCGGCAGGGTTCAGCGAAACCGATACGACCGCTGTGGTTCTGCCTTACTATAACGCATCGAATCCCGCAGTGGCTTACTCCGGGCCGGCGAACAGTGGCGCAGCACAGAACACGCAGCGGATCCAGCGCGCGACCCTGACTCTGACAGCCGGCACGGCTGCCACGACAGGTTCGCAGGCGATTCCCGCAACGCCGTCCGGCAACGTGCCGCTGTGGGCCATCACGTTGGCCAACGGTGCGAGCACGATCACAGCCGGCAACATCGCCGTGGTGCCCACCGCCCCGTTTATTCCGTTCGCCCTTCCCCAACTGCGCCCCGGCTTTGCCTCGGGGGTGCAGACCTATGGCACGCACGGTTCCTACAACTGGATCGTGCCGGCGTTCGTGACGCAAATTGAAGTCGAATTGTGGGGCGCTGGCACCGGCTCCTGGGCTTCGATAAGCGGCATTGCCGGCGGCGGTGGCAGCGGCGGCGGGTATTGCCGCAAGCGCATCACTGGCCTGACACCCGGATCGTCCATCGCGATTGTCATCGGGCAGGGTGGAGGTGCGGGCGTTTCCGGAACGACAGCGCCAACGGCCGGAGGCACCTCGACCTTCGGCGGCTCCTTGACTGCTTACGGCGGCACCGTCAACCCGCTTGGCACAGTCGGCACTCCCGCCCTCGGTAACCTTGCGGGCTACGCCAGCGGCGGCGATCTGAATCTGTATGGCGGCGATGGCGGGGCTGGCCTCGGCAACGAGACCTTTACCGGCGGTACCTACGTTGGCAACCAAGGCGGATACGGTGGCGAGGGTCCGCTATCCGGTGGTGTCATCAACTCCGGCTCGTTTGGCACTCCCGGCCGCTCCCCCGGCGGCGGTGCGTCAGGCGCCGGAACTGGCGCAAGCGGGGTTACGCCATACAACGGCGCAGCCGGCGCGGACGGATACTGCATCGTCCGCTGGTAAGGAAACGCCATGCCGACCATCTCGCAGTTGCCCGCGCCGGCACAATCGGTCAGCGCGGCCGATGTCGTGCTGCTTCAGCAAACAGAAACCGGCGGATCAACGCCCGGCGCCGTCGTTGTCGTGCGGGCGCCGGTGTCTGCCCTGCTGGCTTTGGTTCCGGGCCAGGGCGCAGCCGCGACGGTCCCGTTGCTCCCAACTGGTTCGGCGCCGACGACAGGCGATAGTGTTGTCATGGTGCAGGGCGGTGCGGCCGAGCAGGTGCCCTATTCGCAGTTCCTCAATGCGCAGACGATCGACCAGCT